TGTGACCTATATCACCAACAACGTCGTCTACATCGTGTTCCTGGAGGATGGACGAGGCACGTTTGCCGGCGACCACATGATGGCCCGCACCATCGAAGAAGCCAAGAGGATGTTCCGGTGACGTACACGGAGATTCACAACGCGATTCGCAGTCGGTTCAAGACCCTGATCGAAGACGGCCAGAGCTTGGCGACGGTGTACGACAACGATGGGCAGTCTCCGCCGACGGACAATTCGATGTGGTGCCGGTTCTACATTCGGGATTCGGCGGGGCAGCGATTAACGGTGGGGGTGAAGAACTATCGCCGTTCGGGATTGGCGGTGGCGCAGTTGTTTGGGCCGGCGGGTCAGGGGGATGGGGAGTTGATCGAGATGGTCGACGCGATCGTGGCGGCGTTTACGAGCGTGTCGATCGGCGGCGTGAGGTATTTGACGGCCTATCAGCAGCCAGTGGGGCTTGAGGAAGGGCGGCACCAAATCAATGTCCTCTGCCCGTTTGAGGCAGAGCACCAAGCGTAAAGGAGAATCGCATGAGTGACACTTCGAGGGTCCAACTGGCGTATGTGGCCGAGTCCAGTTTTGGCGTCCAGGAAACCGGCAGCAATCTGCAAATCCTGCGGATCACGGGCGAGAGCCTCAAGCAGGATGTGGCGTCGTCCCAGAGCAATGAGATTCGATCGGATCGGCAGATCGCGTCGATTCGCCGCTCCCGGATCACGGCGTCGGGCGGGGTCAACTTCGAGCTGAGCTACGGCACGTATGACGCGCTGCTGGCGGCGGCGCTGCTCGATTCGGCGTGGGGTTCTCCGGTGACCGTCTGTTCGTCGGCCACGGTGTCGGCGGCGGCGACCGGCAACAAATTCACCGGCACGTTCACCGCGCCGACCGCGGGCGAGTGGATCAAGGTCAGTGGATTCACCAACGCGGCCAACAACGGCTACTTCAAGGTGGTGGCGGCCAGCACCTCGGAAATCACCGTCTCCGGCGGCACGCTGGTCGACGAGGCCAGTGCCACGGGAATCTCCATTGTCCAGGGCGGCTCAATCGTCAATGGGACCAGCCTGAGCACCTTCAACCTGGAGCGCACCTACGCGGATTTGTCGAGCGAGTTGTCGCTGTTCCTGGGCATGGCGATCAATGGCCTGTCGCTCAATGTGCCGGTGGAAGGCGAGATCACGGGGGGCCTGGAGTTCCTGGGGTCCAGCGAAAGCTCCGAGACGGCGTCGGGCGGTACGGGCTACGACCCGGCGACGCAGACGGAGCACATGACCGCCCTGGATGTCCAGAACCTTCTGGAGAATCAGGCGGCGATGAGCATCCGGGCGTTCACCCTGAACCTGAACAACAACCTGCGCCAGCGGGCCATCGTGGGAAGCTCGGGCGTGCTGAGCATCGGAACGGGCCGCTGTATCGTCTCGGGGACGCTGGAAGCGTACTACGCCAGCAAGACGATCTACGACAAGTACCTCAACGGCACGGCGACAGCGTTGGCGCTGCTGCTGCAAGACCCGGCGGGCAACGGCTACATCATCGACCTGCCGGCAGTGAAGTACACGGCAGGGCAGCGCGTGGCCGGCGGACCCGATGGCGACGTGATGGTGCCGCTGTCGTGGGCGGCGCACGCACACGCCACGGAGAACGTGACGATTCGGATCGTGCGATTCCCGGTGGCTTAACCTGAAAGGACATGAAGCATGAAGCTGAGCGCCATACGCGCGGACTTGGACAAGGAGTTGCAGGGGGCATGGGTTCCGTATGCGGGCGACATCGTCCTCAAGATCGCCCGTTGGAACAATGAGCGGTGCCAGGAGGCGTACCGCAAGCTCCTGGAGCAGCGCAAGGTGCTGCTCGATGCCAAGGAGTTGACGGACGAGCAGCGGATCGACGTGCAGAAAGAGGCGGCGTCCCAGACGATCCTGCTGGACTGGAAGGGCGTCGAGGACGACGACGGCCAGCCGATCCCGTATTCGAGCGATACGGCGCTGGAGTGGTTCCGGGACAAGGAACTGTGGCGGCTGTGGAACTTCGTGTTCATGCAGTCCCTTGAGGAAGAGAACTTCCGCAAGGAGCAGGTCCGGGAAGCGGAAAAAAACTCGGCGACGTCCTGAGGTGGCAGCTCCAGTGGGGGCCATACATCGGGACGCTGAGGCAACGAGCGGCCAGGGGCCTGCCGACGCCGGCGTGGGACGACAGGCCGCAACTGCGGCAAGAGTGGGCGTGGGTCTATGATGGATTTCTGGTGCTGTCCAAGCAGAGGCAGGCGGGTTTCGGGGCCAATCCGATCTCCGTGGCCGATGTGTGCGCGTACCTCGATCTTGCCGGTGTCCGGGAGACGGGGCAGCGCGTGGTGTTCCTTGAATTGGTCGTGGCTCTGGACGAGATAGCGAGGCAGTGGCATGTCGAATATACGGGAAGAGACGCTAAGCCTAAAGATTGATTCGACCGGCGCTGTGACCGGCGCGGCGGCGTTCACGGGGGCAACCACAGCGGTCCAGGGTGGGGCCACGAAGGCGGCCGTGGCGGTAGCGGGGCTGGCGAAGAATCTCGGCGGGCTGTACGTGGGTCTCAAGGTTTACGGTGTGCTCAAGCAGTCCGTGCGGGAGTTTGCGGCGTTCGAGCGGCAGATGGCCAACGTCTCGACCATGCTGTATCGCGACGGGGCGATGAAGCATCTGCCGGCGTACCGCAAGCAGATTCGCGAGCTGGCGTTGGAGTTTGGTGAGGGGACAGAGACCCTGAGCAAGGGTCTGTACGACCTCCTGTCGGCGTCGATTGACGCGGGCAAGGCGATGGATGTGTTGACCGTGTCGGCGCGTGCGGCGCAGGCGGGATTGACGACGACGGCGGTGGCAGGCGATGCGATTACGACGATCCTCAATTCGTATGGTCTGTCGGCGGACTATGCGGGCAAGGTGTCCAGCGACCTGTTTGAGACGGTCCAGCGAGGCAAGCTGGTTTTCGAGGATCTGGCGACAGAGATCGGCATGGTGGCGGCCGATGCGGCGGCGGCGGGGGTGTCCCTGGAGGAACTGCTGGCGGGCGTGGCGACACTGACCAGGGGCGGGTTGAGAGCGCCGTTGGCGGTGACATCGTTGAGGGCGCTGATTAACGCCTTCCGAAAGCCTTCAGAGGAAGGCAAGAAGGCGGCGGCGGAGTTGGGGTTCGAGATGAATGTCACGACGCTGCGCGCGCAGCAGTTGTCGGGCATGTTGCGCATGCTGGCGAAGGCGAGCAACGAGCAACTGGCGGCGATCTTCCCGAACGTGCGCGGACTGACGGGTTTGGCGGTTGCCCTGGAGCAGGCAGGGGGTGTGGCGGGCGATGTCGGCTACATCCTGGAGACCTCCGGGGCGGACCTGGAAGCCTACAGCAAGATGGCGGATACGGCCGCCAAGCAATTCGAGCGGTATCACGAGGCCATGAAAGACGTCCGCGTCACGATCGGCGAGGCATTCGCTCCGGCCCTGGCGGACGGTGCCAAGGCGATGGCCGATTTCGTGAAGGACAATCAGCGGTATCTGGAGAGGTGGGCCAGCGACTTTGAAGAGGGGGCCAAGTTCACGGCCGGGGTGATTGGGGATGCGTTCGAGTTCATGGCGCAAGCGCCGGCGGCGTTCCTCGAGAAGCTGGAGCAGGTCAGGAAGGCGTTGGATGTGCTGCCGAGTTCGGCCCGGATGCCGATCGTGGACCCCACGGACCCGCTGGGTGGCAGTGCTCGGGGGTTCTATGGCACAGAGGTAGACGAGATGATCCGCAATGTGCCGGTCGGCGGGGGTGGCCCGGTAGACTTTGGCCCGTTGCTTGATGCCACCCGCAGGCCGAGCAAGCGGAAGAAGCCAGTCTACACGCCGCCGGCTGAGCCCACGGTGGAAACCGGGACGTCCACGTTCGGCAAGCGAATCCGCGAAGAGGGCATGATTGCTTCTGACGGGATCGAAGAGCTTGCTGACTCCACGCTCGATGCCCGTGAGAAGGTGGACCAGTTGAATCTGGAGCTTGTCCGCGAGATGGAGATCATCGGTCGCCTGGAGTACAGCCACGAACGGGCGGCAAAGATGGTGGAGTATGAGGCGGCGGTCATGGAGGCGTATGGCAACCAGACCTCCGAGACCAGAGCCAAGCTGGTGCAGTACAACGAGGAACTGGACCGGCTGGAGAAGCGCAAGAAGCTCGTGGAGTTGGGTGAGCAGTTTGGCGATACGTGGGCCAGGGCATTCGAGGACATGGTGCTGGGCGCTCGGTCGGCTGGTGACGCGATCAAGGCGCTGGGGCTGGACATTGCCCGGATGCTCCTTCGCCAGCAGGTCACGCAGCCGATGGCCGATGCGCTGCAAAGAGCGTTTGTGGGCTACTTCGGCCGCACGCCGGCAGCCAGCGATGTGCCGATGGGGGCGACGGACATCGGCTATCAAGTGCCGGTGGCACACGACGGCTGGTTGGTGGGGACAACGCCGCCGAGTACGAGAAGGGTGCCGTGGAGCCTGTTTGCCGGTGCGCCACGGCTGCACAACGGCCTGCGGTGGGATGAGTACCCGGCGATCCTGAAACGGAAGGAAACCGTGTTGCCGGAGGGGGTGTCGCCAGTGACGTATGTTCCCCAGCCGGTCTTCAATATCACGAACCACTCGTCCGCCCAGGTCGAGGCGCAGCAGACGGGCGTGCAGTTCGACGGCCGGCGGCTGATCGTGGGCATGGTGCTCAAGGACAAGCGCAACAACGGCCCGATGGCGCGGGCGAATCGGCGGAGGTAGTCCATGGCACAGCCTGTGTACCCAACGTTGGGCGTCAACCCGGATGAAGAGGGCTTTGTCCGCGAGCCGGCCCTTGATCCTTCCAGCCGCACAGTGTTGGAAGACGGGGCCTATCTGGTGGTCAAGACCAAGACGAAGATTCCCCTGCGGTGGTCGTTGGTCTACAGCCAGTTGAGCAACGCCAACAAGGAGACGCTGGACGAGTTCTGGGAGGACGATGCCGGGTGCGGTGCGATCCCGATCAAGTTCACGGACCCGACGAACAGCACGGCGTACTTCGTACATTTTGCAGGCCCGCCGCGATGTAGCCTGGAGGCCGATGGCCAGAGCACCTGGCGGGTGGAGATCGACTTCATTGAGGCGATAGGGACGTACACGTAATGCCCGAAATGCCAGCCAATTTGACGGCACTGAAGAACCAGCTTTCCCAGCCGGGGGCGTGGGTGTGGCTGTTGACGGTGACGTTGCCCGATAGTGGGGGCACGCTGCGGTATGCGGCGAACACCGAAGACGTGAGCTACGGCGGCGAGACCTACACGGCGTTCAACTTCTCCATCGGTGGGTTCACCTGCGATGCGGAAGGGGAGATTCCCGAGTTGGCCATGACTGTAACCAACGTCGGGTATGCGCTCCAGGAGCACATGCGGACGTACAACGGCCTGATTGGTGGCACGATCAGCTTCGTGCAGGTCAACACGGACTATCTCGCCGAGGACTACAGCGACGATGTGGTGAGCATGGCTATCGTGGGCACGGAGAACCGCTGGCCGGATGTGGCGTTCACGCTGGGGGTGCCGTCGTCCGTGCGCTATCGCGTGCCGGAGGATCGGTTCAATCCGCATTCCTGCCGGCACAAGTTCAAATCTACGCGATGCGGTTACACCGGCGTGTTGACGACGTGCAGCCGCAACCCGGATGACTGCGTGGCCAGAAGCATGTTTCCGGGCAACTATGGAGGCCCCTTGAGCCTGCGGAGAGAGGCGGTGCGCTACGCATGATCCGGTTCACGCCCAAAGAGCTTGATGCGATCCTCGCCGACTTTCTGGGCAAGCCCTACCGGCGCATGGCGACGGGACCGGACGCCTACGACTGCTACGGGCTGGTCAAGGCGTTCATGGGTCGGTTAGGGGTGGAGATCCCCGAGATCGGCAAGGTGGACCCGGCTGATTCCCGGCCGGTGTACGAGCAGCAGCAGACCGACTACGTCCGACTGGACTGGCCGAGGCCGTGGTCGCTGGTGACCTTCTCGGGCCGAGACCTGAACGCGCACATCGGCGTGGTGCTGCCGAACTACAACCTGTTCCTGCACTGTC